GAACTGTGCCTTTTCGCCGGTGGTCTCGAGATCCTTGAACTGCGCAATGGCGCGCTTGATGCCTTTGCCGTCGAAGTCGCTGATGATGGGGATTGAGATTGTCATCAGTAGCCCTTGCTTTCCACCAGTCGCATCACGTTGCGCACCAGCTCACGGAACCCGGCCTCGAGCCGGTCACGGTTGCGTGACACCGCTGGCTCGAGCACTCTGGTGGTTGCCGGGGCGACCACGCCGAGCGACCTGCCCAGCAGGTTGTCGGTTTTGCGTCCTGCGGTCTCAAAGATCACTGCACCGGGGTTGCGTTGCTGGATCAGGATGACGTTGCGGGTTTTGCGGGACGTGTCCACCTTGACCTTGACGTTGCGGCGGGCGGAGGCTGCGCTGTACGGGAACAGGGCACGGCCTCGGCTGTTCCACTGGCGCGCCATGCCCGACAACGGCATCTCGGGGTACTTGCCCTGTGCCTCGGTGACCGCCGGGTGGGCAATCTCGGTTGCGTCACGGTTGAACTGTTTGCGAAGTTCAGGTTCGATGCGGCGCAGCTGCTTGATTGCGTCTTCCACGCCGACAATCTGAACACTTGTATTGACGGTCACCGTTTCCTGCCTTGCTCGTTCAAGATACTAACCACCGTCGCCAGGTCGCGTCCCTCGAACGGCAGCTGCGTAGGCCAGTACCCGGTCGCCACCAGCACGGTCGCTAGCGCATGCGAGTACGAGCCTTTCAGGAAGGGTTTTCGGGTTCCTGCCCGACAACTTCAATGCTGGACAGCTTCTTGATGTAGTCGTCGAACACTGCGGGCACCGGGACGTTCGTTTGGCGGCATGACTCGTACGCCATGTACGCGAGGTCCTCGACACCGATACCGGCTGCAAGATCGGATGCTTTGCGCTTGTATTTGCGTTCCCACGCGACAATGACAAACAGGTTCGTTTGCACTGTGTAGTCGTCGCCGTCGGTGGTGGTGACGTGCAGATCCAGTTTCATGCTCTCTCCCTAGCAGGTTGTCTTTCGGATCAGGTGATGTCGCGTGCCCACGTGCCACCAGTGAACGTGGCGGTGACCATGCCCAGCTCGCCCACGGTGGACGCAATCGGCGTGAAGTTATCGAGCATGCAGTTGGTGAACGTGTATTCGGGGTTGCTTGCTGACTCGGTGGTGCCTGACGGGCTAATGACGAGAGTTGTGCTGCCGGTGCCGACACAGCTGTACAGGATGGCCTCGACCTCGGCTGCGCCGTACGACAGGTACATCTCAAGCGTGACCTCAACGCTCTGAAGGCCTTGCACGAAGCGGTGCCCGGTGTCGCCCATTGCGGTTGATTCGAGCGGGTCGAAGCCGGTGGTAATGGTGACGGCGCGGCACTGATCTGACATGTCAGTGGTGGTCGCGCCCTGCGTGATGTTCACCGTTGCGTTGCTCAGAAAGGTAGTGGTTGCCATTTTGCTTGCGCTCCTTAGTTGCGTCTGATGCTTACTCTAACAGTCAGATCGTAGGTGGGTAGTTCTTGTCCACCACCTACCAGCATGACACCGGGCCGTAAATCGGTGACTGCAAGCGTGCTGTTCATCAGTGCGTCGGCGCGTGTCATCAGCCAGTCGCCAGCGTCCTGATTGCCGGGCGGCGGTGCACAGATACGTACTCGCAGCGTGATGTCACCGACGTTGTACGTAAACGCTTCCACGGTCGGCAGCTCGATAAAGAATGTCATCGGGCGTGCGTTGCGCGGATCTGTGACAACCTCGAACCCGGTGGACAACGCCTCTATGGCGGTTTTGGTGGCGTTCACCGCGTCGGCAAGTATGCCGGTGGCTGGCATTAGGCAACCTGCGGTCTGCCACAGCCCAACAGCTGCATGATGCGCCCTAGCCCGCTGGTGACCGGGAAAGTGCCCATCGTGTCAAACGACGCAAACGAATCCACCGAGCCGCGCTCGCGGTACAAGGTTGCCGCGTACATGATGGTGCCCAGCGTTACGTCGCCACCCGGGCTGGTAGTCAGGCTGTCCTCGAGATAGCCCGATTCGACGCGGCGACGGTAAGCAAACGCGTTTGCTGCGGCTGTGCACTTTGTAATGAACGCAGTGTCGTTCGCTGTTGCGGAGCTGATACCCAGCCATTCAACGACGTTGGCATCTGTGATCCACGTGCACGTTTGTGTCCATGTAAGCGTGCCTGTCGGTACTGCTGTCGTCCAATCAAGGTCGTCACCCGAGTCGTAGAACAGCACTTGGTTGGCGCGCGGTACGAGATCGTCGTATGTCCATTCACCAGTTGAGCCAAGCACCCCGGTAAATGCGTACTGCGGGCAGAACAAAACGGTGTGGGTGCCGTTCAAGCCGTGACCGAGGCCAGCCAGCGTGATGGACTGGCCCGGGTCAATCGGGGTGTCGGTGAGCGTCTGCACGACTGCGTAGTCGTCTAGGCGCTGATGCGCTATGACGGTGTAGACAGCCATGTCCTAGTTCCTGTCCGGACTAGGCGACGATGATGGACTTGACCTGATCGCTGTCGGCGATGAACGTGGCAACGTAGCCGTAGTACGAGAACGTCCTACCCAAAGTGCTTGGGGCCTCTACACTCATCAACCCACGGATTTGCTCGTAGAACTCGATCGCGGTGCCCCGGGCGACCACCATGGTGCTCGCAGCGAAGTTCTTGTCTGCAACGAGGTTCAGGCCGAACGGGTTGAAGGTGTTGAGCTGCGTGATATTGGCCGAACCGGCGGCGTTCACGCCCATGAGACCGGCTGCGCCGGCGTACGGGAACACCGGGCGCTTGTCGGCATCGAGCTGTGCACCGAGAGACTTCCACACGTCCGGCGACACGAAGATGTGGTCGGGCAGGAAGTTGGTTGCGTTGAGGATGTCGTACGCCGCGTCGTAGAGCGCGGACACGAGGGTGCTCGGGTCGTTCGCGGTGACCGTCCAGGTGCTGCCGGAGGCTGATGCGCCTGCGGTGATCGCGTCGGCTGCCACGTTGTCCGAGGCCAGCAGGTAGGTCGAGGCGAGGTTCTGAAGGATGATCTCCATCGCGCCCGGGCTGGTGAAGTCGATGTCCTGCACTGACAGCGTGACCTGACCGGCAAGCGTCGTCTTGCTCACGACGTTCGAGGCGACGACCGGGGTGGTCGCCGACACTGCCGAGAGCTCCGGCGACTGCGCCGCCACCGACGGGTGAGTCGTCCACGTCGGGCGGATGAACGTCTTCTGGTTCCCGCCATCAGGCATGGCGCGGGCACCGATCGCGGCGACCACGGGACGGATGTAGTTGAGATCCGCGAACACCGGGCCGACGACCGGCACGGGGAGCAAACCGGGCGTGTCGGTTGTGAGCACGTCACCGGCTGCGGCCTCGAGCGCGCTCTGCTTGGACAGCATGTAGTCGCGGGCAGCTGCGGCGACGTTGCGGAACGTCTCACCACCAATGTGCATCGCGGCGAGGTACTCGCCCGGTGTCGGCATGTCGAACTTGCGCTTGGCCTGCGCAGGGAGCGGTGCGGTCGGCACGACTGCTGCGGCTTCGACCTCGACGTTGGCGGGTGTTGCTTCCACTGTGGGTTCCTCCTCTGGAACTTCGGTTTCTGTTTCGTCGGGGTCGGCTGCTTGCGCGGCTACTTCTGTGATGGTAGCACCTGCGAACGCCGGTATGGGAACAAGTGACAGTTCCATCCACTCGGCTTTCGTGACCGTGATGCGGCCTTGCTTGTCCTCGGTGAACTCGAGGGGGTTCACGCCGACGGATACGTCCATCACGCCGTCGGCGGCAAGGATCAGGGCTTCGTCGCCGAGCGCGGTGCGCGAGATCTTCATGCTTGCAAGCATTGCTTCGTCGGTGTCCACCCGTTCAGCCACAATGCCGACAGGCTTTGTGCTGTCGTGGTACATGAACACGCGGGGAGCTTTGCCGTCCACCGGGAGCGAACCGGGCTTGAACATGACTTCCTGCCCGCCCGACACGGTGGCAAACGTGTTGTAGGGCACCGCGATTGCGTCGATGCGGCGTTCGCCTGTGCCGTCGCCTTGTGCGGCCTGCACGGTCACTGTGTCAGCTGTAAAACGGATCATGCGGTCACTGTACAACTACGCAAGTTCCTCTTGCGTGTTTTCCTCGGGCATGTTCACATCCATGTTCTCGTTTGCGTTTGCCATTTCGACTTCGCCGAGGAACTCGTCGTAGTCAAACTCGACGCAGGTGCCGTTCGGCAACACGTTGTTGCCCGACAGGGTGCTTGCAATGACTTCGGCGTAGCTCTTGGTTCCGTACAGCCACAGATCCCACCGGGACTCTCGGCTGTTTGTGTACGCGTACGAGCCGGTTGGCACGCCCAGCAGGTACGGCGGGATGTTGCAGATCTGCGCCATTTGGAGCGCGGAAAACTGTGCCGACTCAATCAGCAGCATCTTGTCTGGGGTCGCCGTGGTCGGTTCGTAGGTCAGGAACTCGTTCAGTGCGGCGGTCTGGTTGCTGGCGCGGGCCGCGTTGAACGCCGCCGACAGATCCGCGAGCTCTTGTGCTGACAGCGGTTCGCCGCCGGTCTGGCGCAGGATGCCGGTCGGGATTGCGTTTGCTGCGTTGCGCATACGTGCGTCCTCGATCCGTAGCGCGGTGGCAATCGCCTGCTCACTGCTGTAGATCAGGCCTTGACTGGAGCCAATGAACTGCACCACGTTTGCAGGGTCAAGTGCTTCGCCGTTGAAATACAGCTCGTTGGACGGTGCGTACCAAACCGGGCCAACCTGATCAGGTGTCGTAATCGAGCCTGACGGGAGCCGGGTGAACGATGCCGGGTAGCCGTCGGTCGTTCTTGAAGTCACGTACCAGAACGCCCGCCCAAAGAAAAACAGATCGTCAAACGTCCACGACATCAGGGTCTCGTAGCTGATTGCCGGGTCGGGGCGGCGCAGCCATGAACGCGGCGCAAGGTATTCCTCTTCCATTTCCTGCGCGGTGTCGTTCCAGCGTTCCCGGTACATGCGCAACGGCATTGCACTGATGACGTTTGCGTGCAGGTCGCGGGCGCGGCTGATTGCGGGCACGTTCATGGCGCGGTTGCGTGCTTCACCCTCTTGGTAGGTGTAGTACTGACCGATCAGGTTTATGCCGGACATGTTTGGGTTGTACCCGCCCACAGCGGCCTTGATTTCCACGGGCGCAATCTGCGCTTTGGTTTCTTTCCTGCTGAACAGCGCCACAGTGACCTCGATCTAATGACCGCCCGCCCCGACGGTGGACGGTCACACAGTCAAGATACTTCAGCCGTGAACAACCAACATGGGTTTCTGTTTCGTTTGCGGTCGGCTGACAAGTGCCACCGCCCAGATCAGGCAGCGCGCCAACTCGATAGGCCCGGGCGACTTCTGTGACGACACGACATAGCCCTGCGCGGTCTTGACACCGACCGCACGGTTCACATGTTCTGCAAGCACCGCTGAACCTGTGTGCGCAACCTTGCCCTGCTGGATCATGCCGCGCACTAAACTGGTCCAGCGGATCAGCTCGCCATAGCCGACAACGGTGGTGCGTCGCCGCAGCTGTTCGGGAACGTGTATGTCGAGCGTCGGCGTGACTGCAAGCATCATGGTGCGGTCAGCCATGAGCCGTTCAACCTCTAGCCACATGTCGGCCTCGGACTCGACAACGAACGCGGCCTGCACCATCACCCGGTCACCGACCGTGACGGCCCGCGTCCCTACATAGCGGGCATCGTCCACGCTCGAGTCAATCGCAAGCACGCCGCCGTCCGGGATTGTGTCACTGGTAACGCAGCCGTCCCAAACGCCCGGGTCGAGCATTGCGCCCCGGGTCGTAATCCACTGGTTCAGGTGGGCACGCAGGAACGAGTCCCGGGTCGCCGCCGCCCGTAACGCCTCAAGCGTGACCGTAATGCCGAGCGCCGGGTTTGCCCAACCCCACCACCGTTCGTCACGCCAATCCGCACCCAACGGCATGCTCCATTCCGCGAAATAGAGCTGTGACAGGGTGCCGTTCTCAAGCTCAGCCAGGGCGGTTTCGCGCATGTTAATCATCGCCGTGCTGGACGCGTCGCCCGCAGTCGAGAAGCAGGCCAACAGCGGGTGCGGGCGCGCAATCATGGAAGGCCGCAACGCCTCGTCCACTACCGCCGGGGCAATGTTCCACAGCTCGTCCACCACGATCAGGTCGTAAGAACCGCCGTGGAGCCGGGTGCTCGCGGCGCGGATCTCCCAGCTCGAGCCGTCCGGCATCACCACACGTTTGCGCCCGATTTGCTGAATGGACTTTCCCCCAAACTTGTCCACAAGGATGTGGGCAAGGTTTCCGAAAATAGCCTCGGCACGGTCCAACTGGTTAGCCGTTGAGAGAACATGCTGCGGGCAACCGAACACCCGCGCACCCTCGGTCAGCCACCAGCCAATCAACGCAGTCAGCAACACAGACTTGCCCTGCTGGCGGGCCGTGGACACCAGCGACTCGCGCCGCAACAGCTCAACCCCGTCGGCCTCGAGCATCCCGGTCAGCGCGTACACCTGCCACGGCATCAACGGCATTAGATGTTGCTCAGCCCACGTCGCCACAGCAGGCCCCAACGATTGTCCCCCAACCCGCGCCGACTCGAGC